CAATATATTCACACTTGGAGTGACAGGATAACGAAAAGTGTTGTTCCCTTGAGAAAGGAATTGCGGTGGGAGATGGTCTTGATTTGGATTTAACCTAGCATGAATCACAACACAGAGGACTTCTCATCCTCAAAATAGTCAGGTGGTGTAATTGGTAGCACAACTCCGTAATAGGGAGGAGGTTATATAGGTTCGAATCCTGTCCTGACTACACCGGTTACTTGATTCCTGGTAGTAGAGTAACAACCATTGGAGAATTCGGGACGTCTCGCGAATGGTGGCGCAAGTTAAGAGATACTTGCAATGGTGGAGTGCCAAATACGTAGAAACAAGACACGTGGGTGATCATGCGTTGGTTTACAAATCTCCACCCCTTTAACCAGGGTTTGACGTACGGGGAAACGTCCTAGTCTGCAAAGGGTTCGAGTCCCTTCCTGGTTACACGAAAAATGCTATTGTGGGAGTGACTTACTTCAACCCTCTGACAGCTGGAAAGACAGCAATATAGTCAGGTGGCGGAATGGTAGACGCTATAAATAAAGGTTAATAGTAAAGATAACGCAGAGTAACCTTGAAAGACCCATAAGTGAAGCTCATAAGTTATCATACAGGTTCGAATCCTGTCCTGACTACGCAAAAAACATTGAATGGAGTTTCCTTGCCCTAGGGTGGGTTTTACAAGTTCAGATATTTATAAGTATAGTACCTACCGCGCTTCTGGACTGGAGTGTCTCCGATCGAGCGTACCAGGGTAGGTCTTTTGCTCACCAATATGAAAATATTGGAATCCTTTGCTTCCCCGGTTGCAAAGTATAGTTCTTTACCTTTGGTAAGGAATTTATAAAGGTTTTGTGTATTGAACCCAAATCAATGCATCACGCTCCCCTGTGTTGGGAAAGACACAGGCCCAGTGCCATTGGGCTTACCGTAAGATCAGCTCACTTGTATGGCCTTTTCGGTATTGGGAAGTGGAACCTGCTTCAGATGGTGATGGACGCATCCTCGCTGAACAATCCTATAACCGGTATCACCCCTTAGTAAGACTGACTGATCATCAGAAACTGCTAAGGGTTTTTTTATGCACAAATATTTGATTTTGCATATTTATTTTATATAATAAGTTATGAAGATGAGAATAAGTTTAATATCAGACACCCACGGTAAACATCGTTTATTGGATAAAGACTTACCAGGTGGCGACCTATTGCTCCACGCAGGTGACTTTATGAATGGTGGTTGGGATTTTGAAGAAGCAACCGATTTTTTAGAGTGGTTCAATAAAATAGACAACTACACGGACAAAATATTCATTGCTGGCAATCACGATCGTGTATTTGAAAATACGCCACAGTGGGTTGAAAACAACTTACCCAATTATCCTACAATAGATTACCTACAAGATAATAGTTGGGTTGATTATGCGGATGGGCACAACGGAGACTTTCCAGAAGACAATATACGTGTATATGGTACTCCATGGCAACCTGAATTTTTCAATTGGGCATTTAATTTGCCACGTAACGGTGATGCCATGAAGGCACGGTGGGATGCAATACCTGATAATACGGATATCCTAATCACACATGGACCTGCCTTTGGTTATTTAGATATCCCGGGAGGACAAAACATCCGAGTAGGGTGTGAAATGTTACGGCATCGTGTAGACACCATACAGCCTAAGATTCATGTATTTGGACACATACATGGCAGTTGGGGACATTACTTTAATGGGCATACACATTTCTTCAATGCTTCAGTATTAGATGAATCATATCGTTATACGCAGCAACCGTGGACTTTTGATTGGAATCACATAACAAATGAAATAGAATGGATCAAGTAATATTATTAACATATGTATTCCTTATCATTGGAATTGCATATTGGCACCACAATGGTAGGAGAAAACAATGAAACAACGAGTATTGGTAAGATTTGCAAATGAAATGCATTATGTTAACACCATAGAATTAGATCCAACTAAACTAACAGACATCATGCGATTCCGAGATGAAGTCTTTGCTACAATTGATGCCATGCGAATTGCAATTCGCCGAGAAGATTTTGATGCATTTGATTTGGATATTGTAGAATAAATTCCTATAATATAAAAAAAAAGAGTATGGCAAAAGTAACATTAGAATTTGATCCGACTGAAGATAGAGAAGATATGGAATCGGCAATCAATGGTTGGAAATGGAAAATGTTGGTATGGGATTTGGATCAGCATTTACGATCTGAATTGAAATACAATGATGCTGTAACCGGAGAAGCGTATGCGGCTCTAGAAAAAATTAGAGAACGACTTCATGAACTAAAAACTGATAGTGGATTAACATTAGAATAAAATGGCAAAGAGACTAACAAGAGAAGAAAAATACTCACAAGCCCTAATTGATCTAATCAACGAAATGCTTAAAATAGCCGGACACACTGTTACATTCGAAGACATTCAAAATCAAGAAGGGTGGTTTAATGAATATGAAATGACTGACGAACAGCGTGATGAATGGAAACGTTGGGGCAAAACGTATTTGATGAAAAAATTAGGTATGTATGCTGCACGTGCTGAAAAGGAAATGTCTTGGATTGGCTTAATGTGGGGATTAAAAATAAAACAAAATGAGCAAACTAAAGCAAACTAAAATACCAGTTGAACTAGAAGAAATAATTGACTCTAGACCAACACCAAACTACAAACTAGTAAGGGAACATGATGGATTAACAAAACATTCACATGATGTTGCTTGGTTAGAATGGAATGAAAATGGTAGTTATAAAGACAAATATCAAGATATTGCTTTGGGTAGATCACTGTTGATGTCTCCATTTTCTCCATTTTATTTTACTTGGCAGACAACTTCAGTAACTGAGATTATAGAACAACGAGAAGACTATATCAAATTCAAAACAAAAAATAGTAACTACGAATTATTCAAACTAGAAAATGTGGGATAACATAATACGTTGGTGGCATTATACTTGGATCCGTAATGCATACAGAAATTGTCGAGATGGCATAACAAATTTATGGAAATGGGCTCCGGTAATATGGCAAGACCGAGATTGGGATCATTATTACATATATGAAGTACTCATTCATAAACTAGAAAAACAAGCAACATGTTTCTCTCAAAGTAAATACAGTACAAGATTAAAACGTGAAGCTGAAAAAATGTTTTTGTGTGCTAGATTAGCTCGTATCCAACAAGAAGAATTATATGTAGATGAATTTCATGAGCATTGTGAAATAAAATATGAATTTATCCCAACTGATGAAACCAAAAAATGGTTTACACTAGAATCAGAAGTCATCAGTGAAAATTTTATAGATTATTTTACAAAATATCCAAGGCAATATCGTTTAGTTGATAAAACAGATAAAGATAAAGAGGATATTGCAAGAGAAATAGCATACAAAAACCAAGAACGTTCTCGTAAACTATTATTTAAAATAATGGAACAAAATATTGAGCGTTGGTGGGATTAGAGGACTAGGTTATTTAAAAGAAATTTCGTATATTAAAGTATAAATTAAAAAATAAAAATAAGATGGTAGCATTTTTTAAAAAATTATTTTGTAAACATAGTTGGAAACACTCACAATCATTTTATAATGGTTATGAAAGAATAACAATTTCAGAATGCAAAAAATGTAGAAAAATAATAAATAACCTTTAAAACTAAATAAAATAAAATGGGAAAAGAAAAATATTGGAATGGTTTTATATTTGGACTTTTTATAGGAGGCATAATTGGTATAATTATACTTGAATTAGTTCAAAGAGGTATACTGTAAAATTTAGTAAAAAATAGAATATGGAAAATAAACGAAAAGAAGAAATCATCAAAAAATGGGAAGAAAGTGGTCTATTAGATGGACTTACTGAAATGGATAAAGACCATCCGATGTTAAAGGTTATGGAGTTAATTGGAAAACGTGGGGTAAATGAAATCCCTGATATAAAACCAATGGATGGCCTAAAACAAATTACAGCACAGGAAATACTTAAAGAAGCTGCTGATAAATGGGTATTTGAAACTAATGGTCATAAATGGTCAAATAATGATAATACAGCAGGTGATAACTATGGTTCATTTATAGCAGGTGCTAAATGGCAACAAGAAAGAATTGAAAAATTGGGATTAAAGATTGAGGAAAGAGAGTTGAGTTTGGAAGAAAGAAAAAGAATCTATGAAATGGAATATACAAATGACATAGAAGTTGAAAATAATCATTGGTTAGAATCTAAATTAAAAACAAGAAATATCCCAACCAAACTAATCACAATAACATATAAAGACGAAAAAATAGAAACTTATGAATAATAAAAGTAAAAACGGAAAACTAATTGAAGAAATTGTAACAAATTATGTTAATGAAAACATATTTGAACCCACAACTGAATTTAAAGAATCACTACAAGATAATCTTAGTTCAATATTAAAGTTTGAAACAAAAGTTAACGATATTGAAAGTAAAAACGGATTCGTTTTTGGAACCGTTAATTTTATAAACGAAGATGGATTTAATAGTGTTATGGATTTTACAATAACATACAACAACGAAACAATAGAAAGTTATGAAAGATTTTAAATATTTAAAAGCATATTTTTCCCCATTTAAACCACTTAAACCAAGGTTTTATATTGGAAAAACAGCTATTGGCACACCATATTTCTACCCACGCAGATGGGTTAAAGCAACTCCAGCATTAGCTCACGAAGAGGCATTACGCCAGATTAAACGTGTAGAAGATTTTAATGAACGCAATGCAAAAAATGGATCTACTCAATCAGTACCTGATTATGACACAGCGTATACACGCGCTATGGGATGTACGTATCCAAAAGACAAACGCATTGGCATTGACTTTGTTGAATTAGGTTGGAAAACAAAATGGACAGCAACAGACATTCGTTTTGAATGGGCGCCACGTTGGTCGGTTGTATGCTTTGGATATCAATTCGTTGTAACCTTTTGTGCACCAGAAGAAATGCATTATTGGGAATGTTGGTTGTATTATGAATTGCACACTGACAAAAGCAAATCCAGACAAGAACGCATTGCACAATGCCGCAAAGATTTTCCTTGCACATGGACGTCACATAAGGATGGAGTTGAAGAAAGCATTGACTATTATAAAAAGATATTGAAAAAAGGATATTTGAAATGAAAAAATTATTATTGATTTTACCGGTTTTGGCTGCGTGTAAAGCATCTAAACCAGGTTGCGACTCTTATGGGATATTGAATCGAGCCGATACTGTATACTTAGAGCAAATACACGAACATTTCGAAACCGATACAACTTATAAATGTGTATACTTTCCGGAGGAAACATTTATAATTACGTATCATGATACAAGCACACAAGTTCAAACAAAATAAAAAAAGGAAAATTATGGAAATTACATCATTCGTTTTAGGAATAGTTATGATTATTACGGTAGCATTGGTTGCTGTGATTGTTGTAGGTATTGTTAAGATACTGAAATTAACTAAACAAGTAAACTATGTAGAATCACACTTAAATGTATCGCGAGGCGAATTGTATCGTTATATTGACGATACTAAGGCAGATATTTGGCGCCAATTCGACACGACAGGACGTGATATCACAACGGTTGATAAGACTTTACAAAACAAAATGGAAAATGAACTCAACGGCGTACATACCAATACAAAACGGTATATAGATTCTCGCATTGACAAACTAATTGATACCTATTTTGAACATGTAGGCGATAAGAAATCAAAAAAAGAAATTATTAACGGATAAAAAAAATATTTGAATTTGTGTGTAAAGGGCTTGGATAACAGGCCCTTTTTTGCTATTATATAGAAAATAAAGAGTTATGAAGAAAAGAAATGTTAGATTGATTGTGTTGCGCACATTGAGGAAATTTGGCTTGTTATGTAAAAGGCCTACCAAATCACCTTTTATCAAAGTTCAATCAGTTGCATACCCAGATGGCACTCGCAACATATTATCTGGAAAAGTTCATCGCGATGAGGTTGTTAATGAACATGATTTAGCATCAGCAATCCATGTATGGAAAGAATTAAAGAAGAAACCTAGAGCTCGTAAATCACCAATAAATAAAAAATAAAATGGATCCAAATCAAACACCAGAAAACATAATGGAACAATTAGGTTCCGTTGACACGTATGAAGAACAAATGGAAGCGTTCTTGCAAGAATTATCTCTACGTAGTACTATGACTCCTACACAAAGGGAGATTGAATTATTGTCAATTGATGAATTAACTGCTGAGAATGAGTTGGTTCAACAAAAACGTAGCACACGCAGTGCCGCACAAAGAAAGTATATTGCAGAAAGATTTGAACGCGAACAAAATACCGATACCGATGAGAAATAATGCACACTTACAAACATTGATAGTAATAGCTATACTTGGTTTTGTAGCAACGATACTATATTTTATTCCCGTTGTAGCAATATTCATGATGTTATTTTTACTGATATATGCTATGATTTACAGTGATATCATTGAACAACAACGTGAAAACGATGTCTAAAGTATATACCAAGCAAGAAGTCCGAATGATGAAACGCGGTCCTTCCATGTATGCTCCGGTCATTGTGAATTTTGTAACATGCAAAAAAATGTTGTTTCATGATGATGCTGGCGGTAGCATTGAGATTGCTGATGATGTTGATATACAAGATGCATTAGCTATATGGGTTCCGTACCAGATACCAGCAAAGGAAGCAGGAACCACAAGTATGCGTTATGCTATAAAAAGCGAATCAGGTTCTACTTACAATGTAACAATTGAAAATGATCGTTGGTCATGTACTTGCTCAGGATTTTTATTTCGTAAGCGTTGTAAACATTTGGATATTGCAAAAGAAAAACATAATATAAAAGAAAATGGAAGATAGAATTCAAGTAAATGGCGTCTGGTATGTTAGAGAAACAGATGCTATACCCGATCCTTTAAGAATGACAGCCATCGATGAATTTGATGTTACTAGAAGTTTGCATCGCATATGGGAAGATTCGGATTATGCATTTGAAGCAAAAATATTGTTAGCTACAGATAGTACAGCGTTAAAAGATACTTGGGGCGATTGTTGGTTAACAATTACCGAAAAGGTTGGCGACACAAATAATGCTTGGGTTGAACATTCAATTGATAATCCAACTTGGATGTTAGGCGTATTAGAAGGAGATCCGTTAAGTATGGAAGAAGCTAATAAAATGATGAAACCAGAAGGCATCAGATTGTTCCGTGGATTTCTGAGTTTATTGATTAATAATGGTTGGTTAAAAAAATAAGAATGAAGTATTTTAAAGTATTCTTGATGTGGTTAGGCTTCATAGCAATCGCATCAATGTTTGGCGAGTATGTCGTCAGTAGAGAAGTTAATGGGTTCCTCCAATTGTTATGTTTCGTTGGGTTGGTTGGAGTCCTTATATATTTAACAAACGAAACAGCAAATATTTTATTTAAAAACAAAAAACAAAAAAATGATTAGTACAGTAATTTTTATTGCAGGATTAGTAATTGCAGCCGTTGTGGCATTTACAACAAGAGATGCAATGTATTCAACGACAAAGGATAAGTGGGGCGATGATCGCAAAACATTTCAGATTAATTGGTTATTCAAACCAATTGGAATATTCATCGCAGCGATCATGATTGCATCCATTCAACCATTTGCATTAGAGCGAGTAGATGCAGGCCATGTTGGTATCAAAGTTAATTTGACGGGTGATAAACGAGGTGTATCAAGTTATGAATACAAAACGGGTTGGGTCATGTACAATACCTGGACTGAGCAAATGCTAGAGTTTCCGACATTCCAGCAACATATTGAATACAAAGACCAACAAGTAATCACAAAGGGCGGATTCGCAACAACCATTAAACCATCATTCAACTACTCGCTTAAACCAACAGCAATTGGTAATATGTTTGAAAACTTGAGATTAGATATTAAACAAATCGAACAAGGTTGGCTAATGAATGCAATTGTATCATCTGTTAATGACGTAGCCAATAAATGGGAAGTAGATGCCATATTCAATAAGCGTGAAGAATTTGAAGCAGCCATTGTTGCAGAATGCAATAAACGTTTATCTAAATGGTTTGAAGTTTCACAATTAAGAACCAATATCGTACCACCAGAATCATTGCAAAAAGCAATAGAAGGTAAGACTAAAGCAGTACAAGAAGCTCAAGCATCAGTCCAAAGAAAATTAGTTGCTGAAGCTGAGGCTCAAGAAAAGATTGCAACAGCAAAAGGTGATTCGGCTAAGGCAGTGATTGATGCGCAGGCTTATGCTGAAGCAACTAGACTTAAGCAGAAAGAGATTAGTCCTTTATATGTTGAATTCTTAAAGGCTCAGAAATGGAATGGAGTATTACCGACAACCGTAGCAGGTGGATCAGGAACATTCTTGAATATAAAATAAGTTAAAGGTTAAAGGGTAGGATTTAGGTCCTACCTTTTTTACTGTTCGGTTGGACAATATATTAAAATTTCATATAATAAAATAAAAGTATGACACCAGAACAGTTTACATATTGGCTACAAGGATTCATGGAAATGGCTGATCCGAAAGAGTTGAATAAGAATCAAACTCAACAAATCAAAAACCATTTGAAATTAGTATTTGATAAGAAAACTCCAGAAGTGTCGTTGCCAATGATACAACGAGAGGAACCTTTTAGAATCACTCCGTATCAAATTACATGTGATGACAATAATAATTTTCCAGATCCGATGACAACTCCAGTATGTAGCGCAACTACAATAACTACGAATTCATCGAATGACTCTAAAAGAATAAAATTTAACGGATTAAAATGTTAATATGAGTAAAGAAGAAATACTTGCCTTAATTGATGCTGAACTAGAAGGCAACATCATGATACTTATCGATCCTAAAAAGAAAGATAGCTTTTCTCAATCAAGAGTTAATGCCTGGAAGGATACAGTAAAAGAACGTATATATCGTTATTTATTTGAACGCAATGACTGAGGAAACCATAGTATATCAAGGAGATGCACAGTGGCATCGTCCGGCCTATTTGAAACTAGTAGGCAATCAAGTTGTCTTTGACTGTTCCGATGGCGAGTATGGACCTATCAAGTTTGATATAAATACATTGAAGCGGCAATTGTTTGCGCATGAAATACAAGATGCTGTGGATTGGGGTGGAGATGACATATCGGATTGGGATGAAACATTATTAGATGGATTAGAAGATGAATAAAGAAACAAAATTTAAAGTAGGTGACAAAGCTCACAAAACAAAAGGATATCAATTTCCTTGTACAATAGTAGGTGTATTTGAAACAATCAAAGGAGATATCCGGATTGTTGGTGAAATGGATGAATATGGCTTATTGCATATATTCAATGAAGACCAATTAGAACATTGTTAGAAATTTGGTTGGATCCTAACTATTTTTTTCATATATTTAAAGTATAAATAAAAGAGTTATGAGAATAAGAATCAATCAATTAGAATGCCGTTACAGTCAAGGCCGTTATGAAATCGTTAAATGGTATCCTAACTCCTATTACGGAGCTGAAGCTCAACACTTAGAAGAAGGTTATGTATTATCAGGTGGGTTCTATAGAAAGAACAATTTAAGTATTAGCGAATCATGTTTTAAACATCCAGAATCTTGCTTTACAGTTGCTACATTGCATTATGATAATGAAGAAGGTTGCTGTGATATGCGTACCATAGGACCACGTGTATTGAATTTAGACAAGCAAGATCGCGACGATTTCTTTGATGTGTATGCAATGGCAGAAGACCGTATACGCAAAGAAGCTCTTTTAAAAGAAATGCAAGATGATGACACCTATTGATAAAGCACGAGACTTAATGGAACGAATATATTGGGGTTTACCTAACAATGGTAGCTTTACCGGTATCAATAATGTTAAGTCTCGTTGGGAAGAAGCTAGATATTGTGCGAAAGTAGCAGTCGTTGAAATGATTGATGAAGTGGCAGGTATGCAAAAAGTATTTCCGGATTCGGAGTTATTTGAAACATATCTGGAGTTTTGGCAAGAAACGTTAGAAGCAATTAAATCTTTTAAATCTGAATTCAATGTCACTATATCTTAAAGCCGAAATAAATCAATACTATCTTTCATTCATACATTACCGTTTCAATTCGGCAATAGATGAAAGCATTTGTGTTGGTATGATACTTATTGACACCAAGTCCGGTGAGTGCAAAGCTAAGTTATCGGACTTGAAAATGAAGATGGCTAAACGCATCCACCCAAATAAGAATGTTTTCACAGCATTCAAATGGTCAATTGAAAAATTGGTAGTTTATGATAAAATAACGTATGAGTATTTAAGCAGACTGCACGTGTATCAAAATGGCTTAATCAGAATTACCAATCCATCACCCACTGCATGCACCATGGATAAGTTTGATGATATATTTGATGCAATGATAGAAAAACCGTTTAAATCAGAATAAAATGACAATTTGGTTCAGTAAAAAAACAAATAAGAAACACATATATCGTAGTAAATCAATATCAATTCACTTTCTACCACAACATTGGAAAGAGATGAGATGGAAATCTAATGGAGCTGTAAAAGGTAGAAAGGAAGATACATGTTATGATTTGAATATCAATTTTCTTGGGATATTTTTTAGTTATACAAATTGGGATTATAATAGTAACCGTTAAATCAGAATAAACATGCCAGCATATCAATACATTGGTGAAGATAAGTTCTTCATTAAAAATGGTCAAGTAATTAAAGGTAATATAACTACTTGGAGTATAAAAAAGCCATGCAGTAATGAAAGAGAAACTGTTGGAGTGCTATATGTTCCAAATGCTGGATTTAATGGTGAAGATATGCCAATTAACAAAAAAGATTTAATTGAAATTAGAAACATATAAATCAGACAAATGAAACAAGAAAAATGGGATGAGCTTCATAAAGTACTCGATGATGCTTTAGAATCTGGTTTTGATACAGCTAAGGTAGCCCTGAGAAGATATCTGTTAGAAAATAAAGAAAAGGTTGCTGCTGATTTAGAAGAAATGAGAAAGAAGTCAAATCAGAATAAAATGAATGAATTTCTTGACAAGTTAGATACATTATGTTGGGAATATCACGTTGAAATTAAACCTACTCATCCGGTACCTGATGACGAATACCCAACCATATCCATTGTACATGGTGATGAGGTTGTAAAATTTTTATACATCGATGGCGACGGTATAGCTAAACAAAATTCTTAAATTATAAACTAGATGGCAAGAGGTATTTCAAGTATTGCACCAGTATTCGTAAGTTATATTGAATATGATCCAATTGGTGGGTTCGTAACGACACCTATTCAAATGTATCCTCCCATTATACCAAACTTACGGGACACGCAAGATCACGTGCAATGGCACACTATACTAGATATGTTACATCATGGCGATACAGATACACTGATACCTAAGTACATCATTGAATACTTTGAAACTGTATATCAACGTCGACTCATCATACCAAATGATTGCCGGCACATAGAAGTAGATACACAACGCAAATACATGAAGGTTCCTGCAACATGTTATGAAGGTATGGCATTAATGTATTCAGAGGAATCTGTGTGTTGGTACACGTTCATACAAAGTGTTAAACAGCCAGACAAAGTTGCAGTGATTCGCGTTTGGATTAGAGGTTTTGATGGGCGCATTCCTCCAATTGAAGAAACATGTTGCGGTGTAGGATACAACATATTGATAAATTGGGACATTGAATTTCCTTTCTTGCATCGTTACATACAGCATTACAACAAAGCAATGATGCTTGACTCGGGACACTCCGCGGGACAAATAAGCAAGTTTGCTAATACATATTCCACTACCGGATCTATACTATCAAAACTATATAATGCAACTCCGCTAGTTGCTCCAGGAACAATGGATCCGGATTTGGTAAACCTTCAAGATAAATTAATGAAAGAGTTCATGGAAAATTATACGGGGAATTTGAAACGTCCTATTGCAGGTTGAACGCAAACTAAGAAGTAGCCGTAGTATGTTACGGATACTGAAGAAGTATATATAGTCGAATAAGAACACAGCATAAGACGATACACGTAATATAAGTAAGTATAATGCATATACATGTATAAGTAATAAGCACGCATAATGTCATGATCCTTTACCCAG